ATCTCTTCCTCTGAAAGATCTTCCATGAGTTCAAAGAATTCATCTTCGTCTTCGATGATACCTTCTGCAACTAACCAGTCTGCAACCATCTCTACGTCAGATAGAAACTCTTCATCTAGAACTTCTTGAGTGTCATTAATGATTACGCCATCTTCCTCAAAGATTACTTCGTATCCATCTTCGTATGCAGCAAGAACTTCACGAACCTGATCAAGGGTATAACCCTCTTCTAGCATATCAAAGTAGAGTTCAGTGTATTCTTCCTTGGGAACACAGTTAGGAACTTCACGGCCGCCCTTCATTTTCTTACCGACCATTTCATATCCTTTCCAGCAAGGATCTTTACCGCCACCTTGCATCTTACCATCTTCATCCATATACTCTTCAGGAAGAGAACCACTTCTTAATCTTGAAGGAGGTCTTTGTGCTTGACGACGCTCAATCTCACCGTGCTTACCTTTTGTTGGAGGTGAATATCTAGATAACTTACCATAAGCACTGCGAGCCTTCTTGACACGATCTGCCTCATGTGCCTTGTCTGCTTCAATACGATCTCTTTCTTGTTGATGCTTCATAATCTCATCAACCTGCTCTGCTTCTTCTTTCTTGAATTTACCGTCTACTTCTCCCTTCTCATATCCAATTCCATCACCATCGTCATCCCACCAACGCTTTGGTTTATCTTCTTTTTCTTTCTTGGATTTCTTTCCTTTTTTATCATCCTTTTTACCAGCATCGTTTTCGTCCTTTGCTTCTTCAGACAAATAACCCATTTCATTTAGGATGTCTTCGATCCCGTCGAGTTTGAAGTTGTTAGTAAACATTTTAATTTCTTGCGAGTTTTCGTTTCCTTTTATTATTTAGTTGTTTTTAAATTTTTCATCCAACCACCAAAGGTAATCTTTGGTTGTCCTGGAGTTAATTTTTGAACAGCATCACGATACTTGTCAGTTCCAACCTCCCACTGGGTTCTTGGATCCGCACCTTCGCTGAGTTGAGTTAGCCAACCACGATAGGTATTGTCATACTCATCAGCATAGATCACGTAGTTAGGACCACGGTGAATGACTTCTCCGAGAATACCAGTATCTAAATGCTGAACGATTGCACCCTCTTGGAAGACCTCATTATTATAGTATGCTTCACGTAGCATTTCATAATCTAATTTTGGTGCATACTGCCAGGTCTCAACCTTAGCAGTTACATGCATAGCATCTTGTAAAGTTCTAAAGAGTTTTTCTTTATCGGCATCCTTCAGTGTGTCTGGGATTCCTTTTGCGAAGACTTCAAACTTGTCTTCCATCGCTGCCTTACGCATCTTAGAAGCCGACATTCCGCTAACATCTTCAGCATCAGCATCTCTTTCACCTGCTGAAATGACTTGGATATTATTGAAGTTATAGAGGGAACCATTATACTTCTGTGCGAGATTTTGGAATTCTGCTACTCGATCTGATCCTACAACAATATTAACATCAGTATATCCTTCTGCTGCTACTGCTTTGAGAACATCAAAAATGTTTCTCATTCCTTCATCGCTAATAATGTTCTCAGCATAGTCTGGGAACATCTTCTTCATCCATTCAATTTTAGTATTTGGATCAAGAGGATTCTTTTGAGGATCTTGTGTGCGGGATGGATAGATTCGGAAGTCTCCAGTTGCAGAACTAGCAACTTGTTGAATTAGTTTTTCGTGTCCAACTGTAGGAGGATTAAACCTACCAAACGTTAGAGTAATTGCCATTCCTTGATCTGGATTCTTAGCAGCATCTTGTTCAGGAGCAGCAGGGTGATCAGTTGGAAGTCCAGCATCCTTAGGAGAAACTTTTACAAGTTTCATACCACCTTCAGATCTGTATTCTACTTTCTTAGTTCTTGGATTAGCGTATTTACCATATCCTACATGGACAAGTCCAAGTTTTTCTGCTTCTGCAGCTGCACCGCTCTTCTTGCCTTCACTTAAAAAATCCTTATAACTTTTCATTTACCTAGGGTTTTCCTTCTTTAATATTTATCTCAATACACTTTCACATGTACGCTACTGTGGAATTTAGTTTTTCTAGCAATTTCACCATCATTAGAGGAAAGCATTTCCCTCTCTTCTTTGGTTAGTCCAGATCCAAATGCAACGGAAGCACATGCTTCATATAAAGTTGTAATCAATCTTTTTTGTATCGTATCATTTGAAACTCCTGCTACAGACATTCCAAATTCTGCAGCCATCGCTTTACTAGATAATTTACTAACATTATTTAATGCATCAATTGCAGCATAATTTGGACCATTATCTCCAGTGATTCCTTTCCACAATTCATCAACATACTGTTGTAATAGTCCATATTTAGAATCATCCAACGTTCTATCTAACTGTCCATTAAACCAACTACTGCCAGTATTAAGACCCAAAGAATCTCTACCAGTATATTTTGATTGTATAGTATTTAATTTTCGGACACCTTCTTTTGCAGTTTCGTTTATAAGTCGAGTGAAATTGGTATTTCCTAATGATCCCATCTTTGCTCTTGCTAATGATGGTTGTCCTGTTTGTGTATATTCCAATTCAATTTTCTTATTATTAACGTGATATTTAATACGAATATGTTTCTGTGATCCAGATTCTACTTGTCCAGAAATATTTTGTCCTCGTTTTCTTGCCTCATAAAGTCCTCTGAGTCCTTTACTATTAGTAATCTTAACTGTTTCTAATGTAAAATTAATTTTTACATCTTTATTATCAGAAGTAATTTCTACTGTAGGATTACCTGTTTGACCTAGTACAATTCTTTCAAAATATTCATCACTATTCATAGTGACAATATGTGCTGGAACAGATGGTTTTTTAAGAGATACTGGAATAATATTTCCACTTTTATATTGTTCCATTAAAAAATTATTTGCAACATTTACACTAAGTTTAGATCTAGATTTGATCACTCTGTTCAAATGAACTAAATCTTGAACTCCCTTAGATGTCATAACCCACATATCTGCAGGATTCCATTTATCAGTACCAACGCCAGTATTAGCTTTTAAATAGGCAAGATAAGGATTTGCAGTAAATTGACCACCATCAAATAACTTATCATTATAAATTTTTACATTTTTTTTAATATCAAATTTTTCTTTTAACTTTAACATCGCAGCACCTTGAGTATTAATCCAAACTTCCTGCGCTTCGGATCCAGTTTTACCTAAAGGTAATGATGCAAATAAAGCAAGTTTCTCTTTAAATGAATTATTATTTAAATTAAAAGTACTGGGAGTAATACAATATTGTTTACAATTATTAAATACATCAGATTTAAAAATATTTTTATCACCTGATCTTTCCATACATTCATCAATAGAAGCAGCTTTACCATAATGAACTGCATATGCAAGACAAAATTGAGCTAATATTTCTGAATAGATTTCGGTTTCTCTACCGCCAATCTTAGCTTCAGTTCCAGTCGAAGGAGTTTCTTTTACACTTTCTTTCCAGATCTCAGTAACTTTAACTGTTCCTCCTCCAGCTTTAGGAAATTCATATCCCCTACCATCCAAGTATGCCCTAACTTGAGCAGTTGTTATGCAATTTCTCATAGCAACTAACATTCTATTAGTATTTGCTTTGTTATTAGATGCTATTACTACAGTTCCTTTCTCTCCTTGAGCACCTAGTCTAAAACCTTCTCCCTTATGAATAGACTCGATAAAAGACCACCAATATTTTAATTGACCAGTTTTACTATTTACTTTTGTAAGATCCAACTTACTAAGTTTAGCCATAGAAAAAACCCTCTCTTCAATAGTATTTAGAAGAGAGGGGGTTTTTTATTGTAACCATCCGTCCATGCATCCATCAGTTCGGAGATCTCAAAATATTCGATGATGATGTCATCATCGGTCATCTTCTGACCGATTTTCCGACTTGAAGACATCAAAAATACCTTCGGGATAACGCTTAAGTAACTTAGTAACATTTTGGTGAATGACCTCATCCATGGAAATATTTAGAGCCAGACATGCCTGGGCAACATACCACATAACATCACCAAGTTCAATAATCAAATGCTCACGATTGTCATCATTAAAGGGTTTTCCTTGGAAGATCATCTTCTTAACGATCTCCATGAACTCACCACCTTCGGCATTAATACCAACGGCAGCAGTCAGAAGACGTTGAATCTGAACGTTATCTTCTGTAGTTTCATAAATTTCAGCAAGACGATGCATAAAGACATTAAAATCTTTTGATGCATCACTAGTCACAAAATCAACAAACTCAAGATACTTATTAGTATCAACTTCATTTTTTTGACGACGTTCTTCTTCAGTTAGTCTGTCATCTTCACTAGTAACGGAAGAACCAAAACCTTGTGCTTTAGCCATAATTTACCTCAATATTTAAAGTCAGCGAAATTTTTACGAGTTTTACCTTTGAATAGGTCTTCGGGTTCTTCATCTAGATCTTGCCCCGAATCAACAAGATCAGTTTGAGCAGATTGATCAACATCATAGAGTCGCATCTTTGCCCTGTCAATACCGATGATAAATCGTTTGTTCATCGTAGGATCATTATACCTGTTTTTGAGTTGTTTGACAAGTATCTGATTCAGTTGCTCAAGTTCCTCTGTAGATATAAGAGCAAACATAAGATCAGCAGTAGCAGGGAGACCAAAGGATTCAGAAGTATCTGTAAGGTCAACATCAGTACTGCTATAACCACTACGAGTAGTTTGAGTAGCACTAACGATGGGGACGTTGAATTCCACAGCCAATCCTCGTAACTCTTCGGCAATTGCTTTAACAAATGTATAAGAATTAACAATCGTACCTTTGTATCGAGAACTGCTGCAAATATTTAGATAGTCAATAAAGATGATATCTGGTTTGAATCCTTTCTTCAGAGCAAGCTCGTTAAGAAGAGATTTAAAGTGCCCCGAGTGTGCTGATGCTGTGGGATACTCCTTAATGATGAGTTTGCCCACAGTCTTCTGAGCGAGTTTAATAATCTTAGTTTCATACATCTGCTTGGGTAGATCAACAAGTTGCTGAATGTTGATGTTCAATAGGTTCGCATCGATTCGTTCAGCGATTCTTTCTTCTGCCATTTCCAAGGTGATGTAAAGAACATTCTTGCCTTGAAGAAGGGAAGATGCAGCAACGTGGCACATGAATAGAGACTTACCAACACCCGTACCAGCAAGGGCGATGTTGAGTGTTTTGGAAGGAAGACCACCCTTGGTGATCTTGTTAAAAAATTCCAGATCAAAGGGAATCTTTTCCTCTTTACGGTGATAGAAATCATAGCGAGATTCAAAGTCATCAATATAGTCATGACCAACATGCTCGTCGAAACAAACTCCTAGTGCCTCAGAAAGAATACTAGGAATAGCATCACGGCTCTTGGTCTTGTCCTTACCATCTGCAATCTTGATTGATTCAAGAAGAGAAAGGTAAACTGCTCTATCTTTACACCACTTCTCAGAGGTATCAATCAACCAGTCATGATCAACTTTATCTTCTGTGAATGTCTTAAGAAGAGTCAGAATATTCTGAAACCCATCTTGACTCAGATCAGTTCTACGCTCACACTCAATAGCAATCGCATTCAGAGGAGGTTGAGTCTGATACTGCTGAACATATTTGTTGATCTCTTCAAAGACCACACGTTCTTCATGAGTTTCAAAGTATTCTGGTTTGATGAATGGAAGTACCTTGCGGCAATACTTCTCGTTATATACAAGATTTTTGAGAACAATAACTTCCAGTTTATCCATCATAAGTAGTGAGTGTAGGTTCCAACGATATATTTGTCTGTTTCAAAACATGGTCTGCCCAAATGAGGGTACATCCACATGGGAGGAAACATCAGTATTCTACCAGGTTTAGGTTCAATATTCAAGTTGAGGTAAGGAAATGTTGTTTTACCTCCGCCTGCAGTATCATTCAAATATAAGAATAATGCAATAAATCGTCTTGCAGAATTGTGATCTCCAACATCAACATGTTCTTTAAATTGATCAGAAGCATCAATTTTATCAGAATCACAACAATCAGTAGCTTGATTGTATTTTTTAATTCTAATTTGTTCTAATCCCCACTGTGATGGAATTTCATCAGTAATACTACAATCAATTTGATACAAACTAATTGCACTCATGAACACACGAGTAAGTTCTGTGTGCATTATTTTTTCATCTTCTGTGCATTCACCAGAACCAATATATTCAGTCATGTTTAACTGAGTAAAATTTGGGCGGGCATCACGATCATATCTTTGATGAAGTTGTGATTTATTATTAAAAAATTTAATTACTTCATCACATAAATCTTCATCAAGTTGGTCATCATAGACCTTAATTAAATCAGTTAATTCATTCGCCAGCATAATCTTCCTCGCGTGATACTACATTACCTTGTCCGTATAGATATTCTTTTTTTGCCGATTCATCAAGGGCTTGCATAATTTCTGGAGTGAAATATTTTGTTGGATTTTCGAGAATTGTTTTCGGATAGACGGACGTTCCATCGATCTTAATGCGATTACCAACTCTCTCAAAGACTCCGTATTTCTCTCCAAGTTCAAGTAATCCGTAGTAAGGGTCGAGTCCTGTGTCGTAGTAAAGGCGTGTTTCAGCAACGGAATTCTCTTTAGTAAAGCGAGACTTCTGTGCTTTACACTTGATAATATTCCCGACGATTTCTTTGCCGTCCTTTTCCTTAGATTTGGAGAGGTAGATAATAGTAGAAGCGGCGTACTTAAGACCAGAACCACCGCCCATTTCTTTAGTGGGAACATAAGCACCTACAACATCATACGTGTGATTAGTGACCAGCATCGGGATGTTTGCCTTACCCAGTTTCAGCGTCAGAACACGAAACACAGATTTGGTAACCTGGGCTCTGGTCATATCCCTGGTCTCTTTACCCTCGGACGAATCTTCAATCTCCTTAGTTGTGGAAAGATTCCCCAAGGAATCCAGCACAAACATTAGGGGTTGTCGATCCTTTTCCTTTTGTTCTAAGTATTTATCTACGATTCGTAGGGACTGAGTACGAAACTCCTGAACGGTAACAACAGGCACAATAATCATTCTCTTGGAATCAATACCACGATCCTCGATCATGGATTTAGTAATTGCGGACTCCGATTCAAAATAGACAACACCCGCGTTAGGATTAGAATCGAGAAAATGTTTGACCACAGAGAGACAAAAGAAAGTCTTACCAGTAGATGATTCGCCCGCAATAGCCGTAATTTTGTTTGACGGGATGCCACCGTAAATCGATCCTGATACCAGAGCATTAAAAATGTAGCTACCTGTATCAACGAAACTATCGCAATCACCAGCAGCAACCCCATCAGACACAAGGCCAGCATATTCATTACCAATCTCCTTCACAACATCTTGTAGAAAATTCATGCAAATAAAAACTCCAACGTATTGATCTTTTCGGTCTTCCAACCGATTGTGTCTAGAATCGTCTTCAACGGTTCTAGAAATGACTTCTCAAATTGTAGGTCATGATCGATGTATTTGTCAAGACCCAACTCTTTCGGAAACTCTTGAATGAACGAAATAATGTTCTCATTTATTTTGTTCGGTGTTCGGAGGAAGATAAACTTGATCTTCTCTCCTTCTTGGATAACAGGATACTTATTAGTAAGTTTATGCTTGCGGATATAGTAATTATACAGTAATGAACCTCGGACATGAATTGGCGTACACTTTCCATAAATCGTTTCCGTGCTACTAAACTTACCTAAATTATTTACACCGCGAGGAAAAGCTATCTCCTCAGGATTCATCTTTCGGAACTCATTACGAAACTCTTCGATAAACTGAATCAGATCATCGTTGGTCTTCGTCATGATAACCTTGAGAGCATCCTTAATCTTCTGCCGACATGGTGCAGGTGTAGAAGATTTGACTGCTTCAATACCCATGATCTTGAGTTTGGGTTCGGCAAATCGAACACCCTCAATATCATATGCATTTAGAATATAGCGTTTCTTTGCAGTCCAAATACCCTTGTCTGCAATCGTCTCACGCTTCATGAACATCTTTTGATCAAAAGCATTTACGTACTTTGCCAACTCTTCATAAGAAGTTTGAATATATTTTTCAAGTTCCACCTGACACACCTTGTCAAGGAACGAGACGATGCTTTCAGTAGTTTTCTCTCTTCC